GGCGGGAAGGAAGAACGCGCCTCATTTGCAAATCGCCTCCAAGCCAAGCTGCGTGATTGCGTGGAAGGATCGGCCCGCACTGTGCGCCGTGCTTCGGATAAAACCGTAGCTTCGCAGTTTCCGCACCGCTTCCTTGCCCCGCGAATCTGACATCTTGATTGCCGCCGCCATTCCGTTTGTCGTATCGTCGCCGCGCGAAAAATGCCGCAAGGCGCGGGCCATGTAATCCGGCAAGAAGTCATGCTGCTGTGAGACAAGCCCGCCCGCGCTTCCTTGTTGCCTCTGCAATTCGGTGGACAGGGGAAGCCCGCGCATGTGGCCTTCCCGCCTGCACAGGGCTTTCCATTCATCCGCAAGCACGTCCTGATCCCACTGCGCAAACCTATCCGGTTGCTCATCCTCCACCTTTGCAACGGTCGGTGTCCGCACCGATATGGGTTCAAACTTGCCGAGAGCGGGCCGCTTATGCTCTTTCGGTTGTTCCGGTACGATCCACGGCTCTGCGCGAAGGGTAATGCGGTTGACGTGTACGCCGGTCTCTCCGGCGTCCATGTAGGTGCCAGGGCGCTTGGCGATGGTACGGGTTTGGAATGTCATGCTGCGAAGCCTCTGCGCTTTAGGGTTTCATGGGTGACAAGGCCGGATGAAATAAGCCTTGCCGTCAGGCTTGGGGTTATTGCCGTCTGAGGAACAAAGGCGGCGGGGTCATTCAACTTTGCCGCCCAAAAATCCACCGCGCCGCTGTCGTTCACCGGGGAAAGATGTTGCGGGCCGAGTTCATCTTCCCATCCCGCTTGATTGAGCCAAGTCGTGGGGTCACGGGCAAAACCCGCCTTTACGCGGCTGTCCCCGGCGTATCGGCGCGCAGCGGCAATGATGCTTTGCTCTGGAACGCCAGCCTTGACGGCGGCGCGATACTTGGCCTCGGCAGGCTTTCGCCCGCGCCTGCCGTCCCTGTGCGGATAGACCGCCCAAAACTCTGCGAAACGCGCAATATCTTCTTTGTGTATTGCATCAGGGATTGCATCAGGGATTCTAGTTTGTCCCGCTGCTGTCCCGCTGCTGTCCCGCTTTTCGTTTTCTTCTGTCCCGCTTGACGTTTCGCCGCCCTGATAATCGTTGTATTTGCAAACGGTTATGACGTTCAGACCTGTCCCGCAGTCTGTCCCGATCATGTCCCGCTTTTCTAACCGCTTCAAAAAGCGGTCAACGGTCGATTTCTCCCACTGCCACGCTTCGGCCAAAAAACGGATCGAGGCTGCGAGTTGCCCGCGCCTCAACTCCACCGTGATGTTCCCCACGCGCTTTGTTCTGTCCTTCCATGACGCTTCCATGACCAGCCACATGAAGGCTTCGCGCTCGGTGTACGGCTGCGTCTTGAACGCATCATCCTGGAACAGGCTGCGGGCGATGTTGACTGTTCCGCTCATTCTTCGCCGCGCCTCATCTTTTCGCGCGCAATCGCGGTGCCGATGGTCGTATGGTCCCGCCCGCCAATGCAGCGGCCAATGCGCTCCATTGAATAGCCATCCCGGTGCGCGATATAGCAGACCAAATCACGGGCCATTACAACGGACGCCACACGGCTTGCGCTTAAAATGCGGTCAATGGAAACGCCGCTTGTCGTAGAGACAGCACTGACGATTTTACGGATACCAGCGTCGGGAAAGCGGATTGCCTCTGCGGCGGCAATATCGGCGGGGGTCATTATCATGCCGCACCTACCAGCTTAATTGCATCATCGACCGACCGGACGATATGCACCGGCCATGCCGCGTGAAACACTTCCTGATCCGGTGTCAGCTTGCCCTTCGGCCCCTTTACTTCGACCAGCCATAGCCTGCCACGGCGGGCAACGAGGATGTCCGGCACGCCCTTGCCGAGGGTGTGCATGTGCATGACGCAGCAGCCCACCTTGCGAAGAGCCGAGACGATTTCAGGCTGGTTGATGTCGGCCTTAGCAGCCCTCATTCTGCCGCCATAGCAAACAGATCACCGACAGACGCGGCGGCTTCGGATAGGTTCTTTCCGGCCTGCGCGGCGTATTCAGGTTTCAACTCAAACCCGAGATAACGCCGGAATTGCTTGATCGCCTGATAGCCGGTCGATCCGATGCCATTGAACGGGTCCATAACCACATCGCCGGGTTTGCTGTATAGACGCAGGCAACGGTCGATCACGTCGAGTTGCAGCGGGCATACATGCCGCTCGTCACCGACGCCTTTGATCCGGTTAAGGACGTTGCCCTGCTGAATATCCATCCAGACAGGCGATGCCAGCCGCTGCCACTCGTATACGTCAAATTCGGCAAACGGAATAAGCGCCTCAATCTGCGCATCTGTAGGGGTATCCGACGCAAGGCCAAGGCGGTGCATTTCCCGCAACCATCCGCGTGCAATCTTAACCGCCTCTTTCGTGTCACTTGGGGCGCAATGCTCTACACGATCCGGGTTATCGCCGGGGGCGCGGAAGAACAGCATATAGTCTGGCATCCCGACGCGGTTCATGGTGCTGTCTTTGCGGATTTGCTTGTAGAGCAAGCCCAGCGCCTTGGTGCGCTGCATTTCAACTACGGGGTCTTTCCAGATGGTTGCGCGCCCGTGATAGATCAGCCCTGCAGCTTGATGTGCTTCCACCAGCGCGCCGGAAAAATCCTGCAATCCGATAAACCCATGCTTGCCCTTGCGGGTCGGCAGGTCTGTGCAATGGACACAAACCATCCGCCCCGGCTTCATGACTCGGGTCAGGGCTTCGGCGAAAAACCGATACTGCGCCATGAAGGCGTTACCCTCGCCCGCGTTGCCAAGATCACGTTCACTGTCCGAATAGACAAACAGATCGCCGAACGGCGGAGAAAAGATCGTGCAATCCACCGACGCCTCGGGCATGGCGTGCATCCCCTCAATGCAATCGGAATTGTGCAGCGCCCATCCGGGGCCGGAATACTCAGGCTGTTTCACATTGCGCTCCTGATCCATTCGGGGAAGGCCAGATCAAGCGGGCGGTCGTAAACCACCCGGCGAACGCCTTCCGATTGCGCAGACCGCATAGCGTTAGCCATGCGCCGCTTCATTTCGTCGTGCTTGTCTGATTTCGTGTTGATGACGTTCCAAATGGACGCCTCAGTGTCGGCAATCACAATGTCATTGCGGACTGTCTCGGATTGCCCGAAACGATGCGACCGGCGCACAGCCTGGTAGTGCTGCTCGTATGAAAAGCTGATCGACGCAAAGACCGCATGGGCGCAGTGCTGCCAGTTGACCCCAAAGCCTGCGAGTTTCGGCTTGGTGACAATCACGCGGTATTGCCCGTCTGCAAACCCAAGCAACCGCCGCTCTTTCTCGTCGGGGTCCAGATCGCCGCGCACTTCAACCGCGCCGTCGATCATCTTTGCAAGCATCGCGCTTTCGTCGTTCGTCTCGCACCAGACAGTTACGGGCTTGTCGTGATTTGCCAGATCGGCGGCAAGCTGGCACCGCTGCTTTAACGTCAACCGCTTTTCCTCGTGAAACGAGGTTGCGGACATTTCGGGGATACGGAACAGCATCCCATCGCCGATGTTATCCATCCGGTCGGCTGCAACCTCATGCACGCGCCGGTCGATCTGCGGCAGGACGTATCCGGTATCATCCCCGCCAAGGTCAGACGGTAGAGTTGCGCAGCGCGCCCATGATGCGACAAATGCCCAAAAGTCTTCTGCGGCATGTCCCTTGAGACGCCATTCCTGCGAAGCCGTGGCGGTGTCATTGATAAACCACTTGGATAGCATTTCCTGCTGGCGCATGACGCCAAGAAACTCTGCATGGTTCCCGAGTTCGGTATGGTCATTCGGAGACGGCGTTGCGGTTGCCGCCAGCTTGTATGGCGTGACTTCAAACGCCTCTTGGATCAGCGCGCGGGTGCGGCCTGCGTAGCTTTTCAGGATGCTGCTTTCGTCCAAGATGACGGCACCGAACGCCGCAGGATCAAGTCGCTGCAACCGCTCGTAGTTGGCAACCATAACGCCCGCGCCAACTTCGGCTTGATCCCTGATCTGGCGGGCATCAATGCCGAATTTTTGCCCTTCGCGGACCATCTGCCCCGCTACCGCAAGAGGCGTAAGGATCAGGGACGGCTTTCCGGTTTCCTCTGCACACTGGCGGGCAAATTCCAATTCGATGAAACTCTTGCCCAGGCCAGTATCCAAAAATGCCGCAGACCGCCCGCGCTCCAAGGCGAAACGCAACACCGCGTCTTGGTGCGCTTTTGCGGCATTGTTGATCGGGCGCGGCGCAAAGCCTGCCAGCTTTTGCACCGGGGCGCGGGATGCGATGAACTGCCGGTATTCTGCCAGTGATGATTTCATTTCATCCCCCGTGCCAGCGCCCGATGCACGGCCTCATATCGTGCCGCATCATCCGGCCTGATCGGATCGTTTTTGGACATCACGGCTTTTCCTTGATGACGTGGAACGCGAAGCGGCGC